AAGTATACAATATAAGGGGATTAAAACGAATTGTACAGAATAGATAAATATATTTTTGTTCAATTTGTCCAGTGTTTACGCGCCTTTTCATAAGATTAGGCGCTTTTTTATTTTTTGTACGAAATGTGCATTTCTGCTATTTAACTACCATTTGACTACCATTTAAACAGGCGCGCTTTTACAGGTACTTCCATTAATGGTAAAGGTAGTATTCATTTTTGGTCGAAAACTTCCATACGGCCGCTAAAATAAGGCATTTTAAGCGATTCTCCCGGCACGCTTTACTCTTACATTACCCTACTGATCTGCACCCCACTGGGAGGGCTCTATTTTATTGACCTAAATTGGGTATTTTAACAAATGCGCATAAGATTGGGCATAGTATTGGGCATAGTATTAGTGCAAAATATTAGGGTTTTCACCCATACGAAAAGACAAATAACAGGCGAAAAAGCACTAAAAAGAAGTTTAAAGTGGGGGTTATTCCCCATTTTTTACAAGTATATAAATAATAAAACCCTTATAATTAAGGGCTTACAGATTTAACGGGTTTTTTGTGTGTGGAGAATGCACCTAACGCATTGCATTTATACGAATGCTGGCCTTTACAATGGCCATAGCTCTTACCTTATCCAGGTGTACGTCCTTAGGTTGGTGGTGCCGGTTTTCACTTACCAGCTTTATATGGTCTTCGCCTTTTTCGCTTTTCTGGATCCACTTTACAGAAACGTATTCCTCTCCGTCAACGTCCACGCTTATTAAATACATCTCTCCGTAAAATATATTGTCTTTTATATCCTTGAGCTCTTTGTACATTACAATATCGCCGCTTTTTAAAAGCGGGTACATACTATCTCCCACCGTAAAAACGGCTCCATCGCATTTAGGCAAATTTGGTATACTTATGTGATCTATTGGTTTGTCGTCTCCGGTGTGCTGAAATAATTCTACTAAACCGGCCGTTGCTTCCAGGTTATATAAAGGGATAAGCTGAGAAGATACGTTATTGTCCGTACGCAATTTATAAACCTTTGTTGGTTCATTTACTTTAGTAATATCTTTCTTTTTTAAGTCTACCGCTGGGTCAAATACCGAATTTAGGTCAAAACTGCTGGTTAGGAGGAAATCAATATACTTATTAGGGATAAATTTCTTGTTTCCGGCCTCTAAATTGGATACATCCTTTTGTGTAACGCCTACTTTCTTGGCAAACTGCGTTTGGTTAAGCCCAAGTAATTCGCGGGCTTCGCGTATTTTATCAAATGCATTCATAAATTTATCCAAAAAAAGTATATTATAATTTTGAGGATTATACCGTTTTGGTATATATTTGTTCCACTGTTTAGAACAAATGTAGACAAAAAAATGAAAGCCTCTTTTAACGAATCCGAAAAAAACCTTCTCCGCGGTCAAGCGGCGAAGTTGGCAGCTAAACACTTATGCAGCCAGAAATACGTAAAGCTTATCATCAACGGAGAGCGAGACGTAAAATCTAAGCTTTCTAAAAAAGTCCTTACAGATCTACTTGCGCTAATCGAATTACTAAGCCCCCAATCTTCAAAAGATAGTAAGTAATATGACTGAATTTTATAACAATACTTTATGCGTAGAGGCTGGCTGGCTGATGGAGGAGGGCTTATTGCCTAAGCCTAATTACGACTACCATAAATTACAGGGAAATCTTAAAATTGTAAAGCGTGGATGCCGTAACAATCCGGCCTTGATTGAATACGATAGTATTAATGTTCCAAAATTAAAAGAAAAGATTGTTAGCCGAATAGGCGACCCGTACCAGACCACTAAACATATACACTTCAAAGACTATTTAAATCAGGACATTGAGGCTAAAAATTTTTATAACCGTTATACTATTCCAGACGGTTCCGCTCTTCCAGAAGATCGCAAAAAGGAATATGCAGCCAATGCGGCTATTTTAAATGCAATAGACGAAATTATTAATAATAAGCTGGCTAAGCGCAAAGCTCTGGGAACTACAAAAACTAAGGTTTGGCAAAAGCTTGCTGAAATTATTAAAGATCTACCCTACCACGAATGGCCACACAAACTGCCTAAAAATGCCCGGCGTCTTAAAGAGAAATTCTACGGCTATAAAAAGGACGGGTACCAGGTCTTGATCCATTCCGGTTTTTGTAACACCAATTCAGAGAAGATAAATGAAGATGCTAAAGACTGGCTTATAGCTCGCTATTCCGATCAGGTGGATAAAGTTGCCAATATTGACCAGTTGTGGCGTGAATATAATTTTAAGGCTAAAGAGGAAGGCTGGAAGCAGCTTAAAGACGATCGTACAATTTTCATATTTCTTAATCAGCCTGAAATTAAATCTTACTGGTGGGGCTTTCGTTACGGCGAGGTTAAGGCTAAGGAAAAATACACTGTATCCCTTAAAACTAAACTGCCCTCGATGCGAGACAGCCTTTGGTATTCAGATGGTACCAAGCTCAATTATTACTACCTGGACGACAATGGAAAAATGGCAACCTGCCAGGTGTATGAAGTTATGGACGCCCATTCTGAGGTTTTACTTGGATACCATATCAGCAAGACAGAAGATTACGAGGCGCAATATTATTCCTATAAAATGGCGGCTCAAACTTCAGGCCACCGGCCTTACCAAATTGGCTTTGATGGCCAGGGAGGTCATAACAAACTACAGGCCGGCCAATTCCTTACCAAAATGGCAAGGTTATCTATCAAAACCCAGCCATACAACGGTAAATCAAAAACCATCGAGAACGCCTTTTACCGGTTCCAGGCACAATATCTAAAACGAGACTGGTTCTTTACCGGGCAAAATATAACCACCAAAAAGGAGGAGAGTAAAGCCAATATGGAATTTATCCTGGCCAATGTGCAAAATCTTCCTTCGCTTGATAAAGTAAAAAGAATTTACGCGAAAATGCGTGAGGAGTGGAATGCGGCGCCCCACCCAACAACTAAGAAACCTCGTATTGAGATGTACCTAAATAGCGAAAACCCTGAGGCTCCAAAATTGGAATGGTATGAAATGGTTGACCTTTTCTGGATACTCAGGAAGCATCCTTCTACTTACACTGGCGCTGGGATCAGCTTTGAAGAAAAAGGAGTGGCTTACGATTATTTGATTTACAACGAAGACCGTAGCGTAGATATGGAATTCCACCGCAAAAACATTGATAAGAAATTTTACATCCGGTTTGACCCGGACGATATGAGTAGGATCTGCCTCTATGAAAAAACCGCTCTTGGGCTTCGCTTCGTTACCGAGGCAGAAACTAAAGTGGAGGTTTCCAGAGGCCGCCAGGAAATTGACGAGTTCCAGGATCAGTTTATCAAGGATATGATTGAGGCTAATAAGAAACTGCGTGTTGATATGCGAAATGACACGGTAGCTATTCAGGAGCGCCACGGCGCCACTGCCGAGCAAAGAGGCCTAAACTCTCCAAACCTAAAAGGAATTGAGAGCAGCCGCCGCCAGAAGGCCGCCAAGAAAGCTAAGAACGGCAAGAAAGTAAAGAATATTGAAATCGGACAGTACCAAAAGCAGCTAAGCAACGCTGTGGCCGGTGAGGACGACGAGGATATATACGATTTAATGTAAAACAAACAGCCCCCGGTTCTCAGGTGAGAGCGTGAACCGGAGGCCTTAATTCAAAAACCCAAAATTATGACAAACCAGAACAAAGAACAAATCGTTTTAGAGCTTGAGCGCTACGTAGCCCGCTATGATTCCCAAAACCAGGCGGCCAATACTTTAAAAGGCGTTTCCCCGGCTACCATTAGCCAAATGGTAAACCGCAAGTGGGAACTTGTAAAAGACGAAATGTTTAGAAATGTGGCCAGCCAGATAGGCTACAACCCTAACCGTTGGGAAGTGGTAGAGACCAGGGATTTTAAAATGCTTACCAGGTTACTTACAGACGCGCAGGATCACAGCAATGTATTTGCGGTTACTGGAGAAGCTGGAAGCGGTAAAAGTCTTGCAATTCGCCAATATGCCAATACTCACAAACGCGCCCACCTACTCCAGTGCAATGAGTACTGGAACCGCAAGTATTTCCTTGCTGAGCTTCTTACTGCAATGGGACGCGATTATAGCGGCCTTACAGTGGCCGAAATGATGATGGAGGTAGTAAGACGCCTTAAAGCTCAAGAAAGCCCCTTAATCATTATGGACGAGGCCGACAAGCTTACAGACCAGGTGCTTTACTTCTTTATCACCCTTTACAACCAATTAGAAGACCACTGCGGAATTGTCCTGGTGGCTACAGATCACCTGGAGAAGCGAATTAAAAAAGGCCTTCGCCTTAACAAAAAAGGGTACAAAGAAATTTACAGCCGTATAGGCAGAAAGTGTATAGAGCTTAAGGGCGTAGGATCCACAGATATTACTCAGGTATGCGCCGCAAACGGAATCACTGACCGTAAAGAGATAAACGAAATCATAAAAGACAGTGAGGGCGATATGCGCCGGGTAAAGCGCAAGATTCACGCTCTAAAGAACCGAAAGAAAGCAGCTTAATAACCCTAAAACCCCCCTTTAAATGCCCCTTAAACGCGCAATCTCGGTAGACGAGATGTATAAAATGAAGTTCATTGAAATGCCTTTTGAAGGCGAATGGCACCACAGCTTTGGAGACCCGGAGCGCTCAGGCGTTTGGCTTATATCGGGGCATTCCGGGAACGGTAAAACCTCCTTTGCTATGCAGCTGGCCAAATACCTATGCCAATTCGGGCGGGTGGCCTATAACACCCTTGAGGAAGGACCTCGTAAAAGTTTCCAGCTTGCTGTTAAGCGAAACAGTATGCACCAGGTGGCTAAAAAGTTCATAATTCTTAGTGAAGATATGGACGATATAAAAAAGCGCCTGGATAAGCGAAAGAGCCCCGATATTATTATTATCGATTCCTTCCAATTTAGCGGTCTTACCAAGACCGAGTATAAAAACCTAAAAGGCCAATTCCCTAACAAGCTGTTCATATTTATCTCACACGCCGAGGGCAAACAACCTGAAGGCCGGGCGGCAAAATTTGTGAAATACGACGCCGATGTAAAAATATGGGTAGAAGGTTACCAGGCATTTATTGTTAGCCGCTTTGGAGGCGGGGAGCCTTATGTAATATGGCCAGAAGGTGCCGCCGCATACCACGAAAAACTTAAACCTTAATCATTATGAAAATAGATATCCCAACCCTGCTGGAAATGACCGGCAATATTTATGAGAAAATGGTAATTAATCATTACCACAAATGGTGCAGCGTACAAAGCTGCGACGATGTAGACTGCCAAAAGCTTCTGGCCAACAAACGGCTTTTTAATTGGTGGCTTATCCAGTATAACCAGCTCCAGGCAAAATTTGCCCGCCGCGCTGTAGACTTCTACGGAAAAGCCGATAAAGAAACAATGCGAAAATACCACGCCGAGACCGTGGCACAGGTGCAGGAGTTTTACTGCAAACCACTGCTAAAGGCTGCCCGAAAGCACCAACCTATAACCCCCCAATACAATTAATCTATGGAAAAATTACAACAAAGAATTGCAGACCTACAGGAGGTGGCCGCCTGGGCAAGAGCAAAAGGAGGATTAACAACCGGCCAAATTATCTGCCTTCATCAGGAACGCGCCGGATGCCTTCGCCAAATGGCAGCCATTGAAAATGATTCGCCTTATCAAAGAATTGACGGGTACAAGATCCCGGCGCACCTGGAGCAAAAAGTTAACCACATCCTGCGGGTCATTAAAGATACCGGCTGGGAGAAAGAAGAAATTAAATATTAACCAACCCCCTTGTAATATGAATAAACTTGAAGAAATCGCAAAAGGCCACTTAAACCGGTGGACAGAGAAAGGCCACGAAACAACCCATTACACTTGCCCGCACTGCCGGGGGCAGGTAGAAATTAGAAAGCCAGAACCCAATATGGTACCGCCCCGCGGTTTCTGGCAAAAAGTAAAAGAGTGTTACATCTGCCACGGTCTTACCATAGTAAAAACGTGGCCTTCAGGAAATACCGAAACCGAATAACAATTTAAATATATAGAAATGGCAAACGATGCAACTGAAGCAGTATTCCTGCTCAAAGAGTGGAACGAAAATATTGTAAGGCAACTGGAAATAGTTGCTAACGCCGATAAGGATACAAATTTCATGGTTGAAGATGGCGAAGGCAATAAAATCGAGATCGATAAAAAAGACGTCAAAGGGCTGAGATTCGGGGCTATGCTCGCTTTGGATATGATTAAAAAATTCCCCGTAACAATTTCACAAAACGAAGAAGAATAAAACTATGAATACTACAGAAACAACCCCCGGAACTTTAGACATCAGTAAACTATCAGCCGCCGACCTTAAGGCAGAGCTGGAACGTAGAGAAAAAGAAGAAAAGCAGTTGCAAGTTGCAGCCCGCAATAATTTTGAGGCCGATAAAAATAATTTTACCAGGCACACCTCCTCCAAGTTCCTGCAACTTCAGCAAGAGCTAAAAGAGCTTAAGGAGTACACCATTACCGAGGCCAATAAATTGTACAACCGTATGTATGAGATTAACGGCAAGGATCCCAAAGAAACTAACTCCTTTTCGCTTAAGAATAGCGACGATACCGTAAAGGTTACCGTAGAGCGCCAGGAGCGCTTTGAATTTACCGAGGAGGCAGGCGTGCACATTAATGCGATAAAGGAAATTTTTAAGCACAAATTTGAAGCCCGCCACAAAGGTATGTACAACCTTCTGGACGGTCTTCTTATCAAATCTAAGGGAGAGTACGACCCTAAACTGCTGGCCAAAGCCCGCAGGCAGGTTAGAGAGTTAGGAGACGAGGGACTTATTGAGGAATTTGATAAGCTGGACGATTGCCAGAGAGTTACCGGTACCGCATTGTACTGCCGCCTTTATACCAAAGATGCAAAGGGCAAATGGGAAGATGTTTCTCTCCAATTCTCAAGCCTATGAATTTCAGTCAAATGATAGACGGGCAAATTGCCAGTATAAAACAAAATCCTAAAACCCCCTTTAAAATGAGTGTAGAAATAATTCAGGTAACAGACCGCCAGTTAACCGTTAATGGCAAAACCATAATTAAAGATATGGACGATATGTGGAAGCACCTTCAGGAGCTTACCAATACAGAAGTGAAATTTTTAGGAGAGTACCTTATTGCAATGGAAATGGTATCAGCTCCCTTTAACGCCACCTTTAAAGTGTAGTTATGGAAAATCACTTTGAGACCTTCAAATGGCAGCGCGAAAAAGCCGAAAAGGCGCTGCAAGCGGCCAAAGCCCTGGAAGCTGAAAAAATGAAAAACGGCGCGCGCTACCAGAGAACGGACTCAAAGACCTGGGTTCTGGCCAAGATCTAACAAAGCGGCTCCTTATGCTACCCTCACAAATGCGGGTAGCATAAATAAGCCGGACGACTTATAAACCTTCAAAATAAGCTTTAAGACTTATAATTATGGATTTAGATAAAGAAATGGACTTACTCATAAAAACCTTTGAAAAAAGCGCTTCAGAGCCTTTTACGGTAATGCATACGGTAAGAAAGCAGTTAGGTAATATATACAACTGCGGATTCGATGCGGGATATGAGACAGGATCTAAAAAATTAGAAAATGAAAGCAACTAAATATCAAAAGCAATACATCTACAGGCTTTGCTCCTATAATAAAGATATTAAAGAAGAATGGGTGCAATGGGCAACTGGAGACAATACCAAAACCAGCACCAACGATCTAAGCTTTGACCAGGCAAACGCCATTATTAAACAAGCCGGTGGCACTCCGGTAACCCAAAAAGGGAAAACAGACAATTGGGCTTTCTTCAATAAAGACAATTCCCGGCATAAATATATACTTAGCCTTTGCCGCCAGCTCAACTGGCAAACGCCAGACGAGAAGTACGGCAAGGTGGTAGATCTTAACCGCCTTAGTGAATGGCTTAAAAGCGATAAAAGCCCGGTTAAAAAACCCCTGCAAAAAATGAAACCCGCCGAGCTTAGCAAAGTGATCACTGCCCTGGAGAATATAATTAAATGGGAATATTCAAAATGAAAGATTGCACCCACCCCAAAGAGCCGGTAATTAAAGTACTTGGCGCAACCTGCACCTGCGAAGTAACGGTATTAATCTGCCCCGACTGTAAAAAGCATTTAACCGAACCTGAAACCGATTGTTAATTATGAGTTTAAAAAATTATACCACAAATGAGTTAGAGCTTGAGCTGCAAAGAAGGGGAAGCCACACCACAAAAGGAACTTGCCCCAGCTGTAGAAAATGGCCAATGACCTTTAAACATTATTCCGGTTTTGGAGAACAATGGCACTGCGACGGTTGTAATAGACCTGTTAGAAATTGCACCTGTAGTAGAATATGACCTATCAAGCCAAATACAACGAAAATAAGCGCCTTTTACAAGGTTATGTTGCTTTCCTGCCCGAATGTACCACCTACGAGGACATCTTAAAGTTAAGCACCGAAATAGGCCGCCTCAACGAACAAAACAAAGCCATTGAAAAAATGGGCTTTGCCTATACCAAAAAGGATATATCCGATTACCAACTTGAATTAAACGCAGTATTATGAAAATAGAAATAAAATTAAGTAAAGACGAGCTTACGCTATTTAGAAACCTTTTCCAGGATGTTTACACCCGCAATTTTCAAAGCGTGGCATTCTACAACGTTATGCATTCCATTTCCTTAGACCTGGCCGATACCTTTGATACCAAGTTTAAAACACTTATCAAAAAAGCCAATCTTTTTGACGCTAAGAAAAAGATAAAATTCAGCTTCAAATACCACGAAGCCTGGGCGCTTAAAATTTACCTCAATAATGAGCTCGAAACCACTACAGGCGAATGGGATCGTAACGCGCTTTTAAAACACATTCATAACCTCGATCAACAATTACAGTAATGAAAACAAAATTATTCCTTTTACTCGCCGCTCTCACGTTTTGGAGCTGCTCTACAGAAGATCTACCGCCGCTAAATGCCGATGCGGTTATTATTTCCCTGGATACTCCAAATGAATACACCTGGTCAAATTTAGATGACCCTAATATGGGCTGGGAAACCTTAGCTAACCATACCGGAAAATACAGTTTTACATTATCCGGCAATAAGGCCACCCTCTCCAGCAAAGAAAATATTATTTCTGCCATTTACTACACAAATACAATGGATAGAAAAGGCGCCCCGCTGGAAATTCATAACAATACAATTACCGCCACCCTAACAGAAAACGGATCCTTTAAAATCAAATATTAAAATATGAAAAATAAAATTTACATCGCCGGGAAAGTAACCGGAGAAGATCTTGCAAAATGCACAATGAAGTTTGGCCTTGCTCAAATGGAGCTGGAAAAGGCCGGCTTTGAAGCTATAAACCCACTGGAAGTTGTGGGAGATTTTAAAGCCACCTGGGAGGCCGCAATGAAGAAATGTATTAAAGCCCTGGTAGATTGTGACGCGGTTTACTTTCTTCCAGATGCCAGGCAAAGCCCTGGTGCAATGTATGAGCTTGAAATTGCCAATAAGCTTAATATCCCAACCGCCGAAACCCTTGAAACATTATTAATCTATAAAAAAAGCATCTTTCAAAAATGAGTGAACAATTTACAACCTACACCGTAACCGGCAAAGGATCTAATATTGTATGGCTTTTTAAATACCGTTTAAACGGCCTTTTAGCAAAGTTTGAACTCCTGGAGGGCGAGCTTGACGATAAGCAGGTTAACTGGCTTTTTATAAAAGGAAAATTCCCATACAAGGAGCAGCAAATTAAAGGCTGGAAAGCGATCGGAAATTTCGATATAAAAGTGGGCGAGCCAAAGCTGGACTTTGAGACCTTTTGGGCGGTTTATTCAGTTAAGCAAAAGAGAACCGTGGCCGAGAAGCTTTGGGCAAAGCTTTCTAAAAAGGATAAAATTGAGGCTCTTAAGGCCATACCCCGGTACAATAACTGGCTGGCTCATAAAAACGGGATCCAAAAGCAGCTGCCCGATACCTTCCTGAGGCAACAAAGGTGGCTGGATAACTTTAATGAATTGTAAAACTTATAATATGGACTTATCAAATTTATACTTAGATGCATTTGGGTTACAACTCAACCAGGAGCAAACAGAATTAGTTAGAGAAAGCTATTTAGGAACCCCAATATTACAGCCAATAACTTTTCTGGCTTCAAAATATGAAACGATTAAAGGCTACGGGATAAGGGACTTTGGCACATTTGAAAGAACTAAAGAAAATGCGGGAAAAATTGAGATAATTAATTATGCAGATTTCACCCTACCTGCATCTTCAATAGCAAGTTTTTCGAGTAGGAAAATCATAAACAAAACCGCAATGCCTGACGGCTTTACGGCTAAAGAAATATATGGTTTTGAAGATTACCGAATAACTATAAGAGGTTTTCTCTTAGAAGATCCGGGGCAGCCTCAAGGGCATTTTTCAATAAAAGAGCAAGAGAGGGAATTAATTAAATGGGATAACGTGCAGGCAAATATACCTATTGCCGGAGAATACTTCAATATCAGGGAAATTAAAGCAATATCAATTGAAAGCCTCGAATTTCCCGCCCTTCGAGGTAGGCCGAAAATAAGACCTTTTTTAATTAATGCCATTAGTGGTTCAACGGCAGAAAAGGACGCAGATTCTTTCATTGAAGTTATAGAACCTTAAAAACCTAAAATCTTGCTACTTCAAAAAAATATGTATATTAGCAGGGTCCAAACTAATCAAAGGTGTATTCCTTAGATTTTATTTATTAACGATAGCGAATCCCTCGCAATGGTGATGGAGCGGGAAACTGCCCTAAACTCAATCCTTTGATTGTTTGGACACACCTAAAGCTGGGGATTCGTGTATTTAATACTTTTCAGTTATGTCCAAAGAAAAGAATTTAGTACCGTCCGCATTTGAATTTAGTGCGACGAAGCAAGAAGTTCGAAGCTTCTTAATTGAACAAAGCCCTTATTTTATTGCAAAAGACATTTGCGATATATTGGGTTTAACTGACACTAACAAGGCTCTCAGTAAATTAGACAATGATGAGAAGCTAACCCGAAAAATTTTCGTGTCAGGTCAAAATCGTAAAATGTGGTTAGTAAATGAGAGTGGATTGTACGCTTTAGTGCTTCGATCTAACAAACCCGAGGCGAAAACATTTAGAAAGTGGATCACATCTGAGGTGCTTCCCTCCATTCGCAAAAAAGGATATTACCACACAGTTACTAAACAAGGCAGCTTTATTGATGCCCGCGCCACTCCTTACGATGTTATTGAAAAGAATAACCATAAAATAAGGGTGATAAAAATTGAGGATACTTTTTGGTTTAGCCTAAACGATCTACACAAGGCCATAGGTGTAAGCACCGATAGTGGCCAGGCAGCCAAAACCTTAAATGCCAAAGAAACCCTTGCACAAAAGATTTGGCTCTTTAAAAATACACACCCGGCGTGGTTTACCACAGAGTTGGGCGTGCAGCTTATTCTTTCCGGTTCCCGTTTGTTGAAGTCTAACCAGTTAAAACTTGAGATATGAAAGCGACGAAGTATTTTAGAAGAAAATCAGATATGACTGCTTTTGCTGAAAAATTTAGGCTGGCAGATTATAACCATTGGTACCTTAAAACTACTTTAACCTGCGATCACGCTATTAAAGAGAAGCGCAAGGGAATTGTATTGGTAGATAAAGAGCAAATTGTACAACGCCTTATATACTGCCCAATATGCAATGTACACGGCAATAGCCAGGAGATCCATAATAGATTAAATGAACTAAATACCGAAAGCGATGAGTGTTAAGATGAAACCGGCCAGAGAGTCTAATATTGTCGAAGGCTCATTGATTATAAGAAGTGAAATTGAAGTAGATCCAGAGATTTATGTGAGCCGTATGCGCGCGCTTATAGATATCATCCAGGAGCGGGGTGAGGATTATATGGAACCCGAAACGCCCAATCACGTACTGGATATTCTTAAGGATATGCTCCCAACGCCAGAGCAGGCGAGAAAAATGTTTAATACACCTTTGTAAACTATTACCCTCCTTACCCTCCACTGGCGGGTGGGGAGGGTATTTTTTTTATATTTAACACTTAATCTTAAATTTCAACAAATGGAAAAAGAATTACCAGAACAAAAAAAGAAGAACCCTATAGGCTGTATTGCACTTTCTGTTGTAGGTTCAATACTATTTTTAATTGTAATATTTTCAAGTATGGGAACGGATGAAGCTCCTTCAGAGCAAAGTTTGAGAGAAGTTTCCGAACAATTAATTAAAGAACGCCTTGTTGATCCACGCTCAGCAGAATTTATAAAGGAAAACCGGAATTATGGTAAAACGGGCGAAAGCACTTATATTATTACTGGTTATGTAAAGGCAACCAATAAAATGGGATTAAAGGCACCTACAGAATATCGCCTTCAACTATTTTGGAATGGTGGAGATCCTTACGAGGTCGAAAGCTACACCTTACAAGATTTAACATTTCCTTAAACGCAAAGCCCCTCTTAGTAGGGGCTTTTTTAATTCGCCTTGCGTCGTATTAACAAACTGTATACATTTGTTTTATCCTACTTTAACAAATGGCCAGAGATACCCAACTACACCAACGACGTAAACAAAAGATAGTTGCTTACTTCCAGAAGCTTGATAAAATGCTTGAATTTGGAGTTAAAAAGCATACTACTGTTTGGTGCCTTAACCAAACGGCTGACCACTTTGATTTAAAGCCTAAAACCGTTGAGGGCTATGTTTACGGCAAAAATCAAATGTCATATAGTTGATCGCCGGCACCGGGTTCCGTTACCTTTTCTTTTAAAACTTCTACCTTCATATTATCAAATTTCAGGTTTTCAAATATTGCCTGGGCTGATGCATCGTTAACGCTGCATTCATAACGCTGCACATATAAAAGGTTGGCGGTTCCCGTCTCAACCGGGTTAAAGCCCGTTCTCCTCATTTCGCTAAAGTACTGGCCGTGGCTTCCGTGGTAACAGGCATTTATCCTGGTTAAAAGATCCAGAAAGGCCAGCGCCTTACCTTGCCGCTTGCTTCCCCTTTTTGTTTCTGAAAATGTTTCGTAGAAAAGGTATATTTCTACCTGGAGGCGAAGCTGCTGTATTTTTTCTCCCTGGTCATCGGTTTCCAGGATCCGGTAAGAGAAAAAAACCGCCGGGCTTCTAAATGGTTGCTCCTCGGCTAAAAATCCCACTTGCTCACTCCAAAGGTCTACGTGCTTAATTTCTGCAATATTATCTGTAATCCTTTTCTCGTGTTCCAGGTACAGCTCTTTTAAATTTTCCATTTTTAATTAGTGTTTAAATGGCTTTTAAACCGGTTGGTTATCGACTTAAATAGTAAATCTTCAATATGCTTAGTAAAGGTGGCAGATTCGCCCATAAATTGCCGCTTTGGCATTTTAAATGAAAATGCTTTTTTCTTTGTTAGCGCCATTCCTTTAAATTTCTCGTCTTCGGTGCGGTGGTACATAAACCAGAAGTATTTGCGCATTTTCTTAGTAATTGGAATGTTTACCATTCCGCCCTCGTTATGTATTTCGGCGTGCTTGGCAGTGGCCGAGGCAACAACCCGCTGCGGGCTGCTTTCGGTTATCTTTACAGAGTCCCGGAGCTCGGCAGATTTAACCAGGATAGCCCGGCCGGGGTCGGCATCGTCTTTTCTTCCCTGCCACGCAGTAAAGCCGGTATCGGTAAAGCCCTGCTTTTCAAAATTCCCCATTATAAAGTTGATCATTTCAACCTCGGCAATGGTTTGGGCGTCCTTAATTAGACCCTCTCCGATTTTTTTAAAGTCTGGTAGGTTATTACTCATTATTCTGGTTTTAAAAGTTCCTCCAGGCGCGCAAATTTCTTACCGGTAATTTGTGCCCTGGTAAGTTCGGCCGCTTTGGTTCCTTTGATAAAAAACACGCTGGAAATCTCCTTGCCCAACTTCCCGAGCTGCTCAATAATTTGTCCGGAGTTTAACTTTGAGTTGTCCAGGTTAAATACAATAGATCCCGATTTTGTAGCGCTAATTTCCTTATTGATATCCTTAGCCGTTTTCACCTCTTTTAAGTTGGCGGTTTTCCCATTAATGGAGAAGGTTGCAGAATTATGCCCCTTTACAATTGCGGGGTCAACCTGAGGCCTTATTTGCACGTTTGCCCTGGTTTCATTTACCAGGGTTTTTCCTTGCTCAAAGTTTTTAGATATATCCTTTGGCTTTGCCCATACAGATCCTTCCAGTTTGGCCTTTCCTTTTGTATAAAGTTGCTCATACATAGGCTCGGAAAGCTTAAGGTTTTCAAAGGCTGAGCGCACCTTTTTGTCTTCCTCCGGCGGAAATAAGAAATAAGGGTGCTCCTCGTCAAATAAATTGTTGCTTTTGCCAACGTTATTTTGAAAGCCCATTGTGGGGTTTCCTTCAGGAGTTCCCCTGGTACCGGGTTTATCGGTCTGTACTACATAGCACCGGCAATTCCAGCCATTAGGCGGGTACCATTTATCCCAAAACTTATCGTCTACCGGTTTAATCACATCGTCAACGGCATCGTGGTCATCCCTTACCCGGTCATCTTTGGCAGTTTTATACTGGAGGTTTGGGTAAACGCCTTTTTGGTCTTCATATTTAGCCCATTTCTCAGCCTGTGCCGCCGATCTTTGCGCGGTTTGGTATTCGGTCTTTAAATAATTCTGGTTGTACTGCTCATTAAGCTTTAAGGCTTCTTTTCGGAATTCTGAAAAGCTCCTGGGCTCCCCGTCTTCCCCCTGGAGCAGAAAGTTGAGTTTTGCAGTTTGTTGGTAGGTTTTCACGCCCGAGAACTTATAAAGGTTCTGCCTTAGCTCCAGTTTGCGCTCGGCGTTGGTTTCGTAATTGTAAAAGTCTTTACCATACCCGGAACCGGCCGCCTCGGATAGATCCTTATAAGTTTGCCTTACCAGGTCTTCATTGAAATCGGCACCTTTAATTTTTCCCTCGTGTAGATCCTTGGCCAATTTTTCAATTAACCTGGTATAATTGCTTAGATCTACCGCCTCCATATTAAAGGAGTCGGTAGGTAAAAGCTTTTCGGTATAATAGGCAACGATCTCCTTAGAGATTAAAGCGTTTAAATCTTGCTTCTGGTTGGCCTTTTTTTTTTCGCCTTCATTTGGAGGCGTTGGGAGATTAGGGTCTACGGCTTGCTTAAATTCCGTAATTGGAATACCGGTCTGCTCGGTTAAATATTTAATATCTACCTGGTACCCGGCGCCCGATAATTTTACAACCGTTTCAATTAATTCATCTGGAGTAAGCTCTTTGCTTTCGTCCCAATCAAACCGGTAATTACTTATGCCTTTATACGCCGGGCTAATTTCCTCCAGGCGCCAAAGCAGCTCGTCATTAATTAAATAGCTTATATCGGTTTTGTCGGCTTCGTGCCTATCGTCGGCAACGTCTTGCATTACCTGGAGGCTTCCATAAGTACCGGCTTTTTCGTTTGAGTTGGTGGTACCGTCTTGGCCAAGTATGCCCTTGCTCATTTCTGAATTCATTCTTTGAATGAGTTCGTCAAATATAGCTTTAGCATTCCCACCGCTAACCTGCATCGTTTCAATCTTTTCGTTTCCTTGCAGTACAGCCCAATGGTTATTTACCATAGAGGCCATCATTTCGGCTAATTCTTTGTGCCTGGTATCACTAAAGCTGTCGGTAGTAACCCAGCGCGGAGCTATTCCATATTTCTCACAAAATTCTAACCAGGCAGCCTTGGCAAATTTTTTGGCAAGTGCATCTGGCGCCACGTCTTCCAAAATACCCAAATCGTTATTAGTGCCCACCTGGATATAATAAGGTTCATAAAT